GCGGCCAAGGTCACCTTAACTGGGTGCATACTCTCAGGTATTTTGTGTTTGATTTTTTCCCACGCAACTGGATCAATCTTACGGGACACGGGCTGTGTCAGCGTAACCTTGTGTGCTTCCAACTTGTGGGATGTTGAGCCTTCACCCTTTGCCTCTAGGGCTGCGGTGATCTGCTCTTCTATCGCGTGGCGCTGTGCGATAATAATCTTTTCTTGCGCCTTTACTTCTAGCCATTCGGAGGCCAACCCATCGATATTGCTCACTGCAATTTCCTTTCGATTCAACTTCTTTTTCACTCTCTACAAAAATCGGTTTACAGAAATTGTTTCAGGGAGTAAAGATATTTTTGTACATAATCGCAAAAAAGGTGAAAAATGCAGAAACTAATACCAATCGACGATATAAGGGTGGCGCTACAAGATCGCCGCCTAACTGTCGTTGCGGAGCGGTGTGGACTATCCCACCCCACTGTAAAATCAATAGCCACAGGCAACGAACAAATCAGCCTAACAACATGGAAAAAACTTAGCGAATACTTGAGCGAGGCAGAATGAGTTTTCCAGTCCAAGACTACTGCTCCAAGCTAGGCTTCTATCTAGTTACAATACCCGCAGGCTCTAAAGGGCCAACTCGCTTTGGGTGGCAGCAACCAGAGAAAGCTCTGTCAGATCCAGAAGCAGCGCGTCTCTATTATGAGCAGAACCCGACCCACAATGTTGGTCTACTACATGGTGCGTCAGGAACATGCGCGGTGGACATAGACCATGTGGAAAATACCAAACGAATCTTCGAGGAGCTGGGCATAGACTTCTCAGAGCTAATGCAGTCAGCACCACAAATTATTGGCCGTGAAAATCGTGGAAAACTCATTTTCAAAGCACCGCCAGATCTGATCACACACAAGATATCGTGGCCTACATCTAGTGATCCACGCAAGACTGAGGTCGTGTTCGAGCTTCGAGCTGGCTCAGTTCAAGATGTCTTGCCGCCATCTATCCACCCAGACACTGGGCGACCTTACGCATGGGCAGGCAGGTCGATCTTTGATGGATTGCCAGAGCTACCGCCGCAGCTCCTGACACTTTGGCGCGAGTGGGACAAGTTTCGGCCACAGATGGCAGACATGTGTCCGTGGAAGCGCAAGGCAGAATTTCAGCCGACCCGCAAGCCGCGCCCGAAAGGTGAAGGCACGTCAGTCATCGATAAGTTTAATGAGGCGCACGACATGCATTCTCTGCTTTTGCAGTACGGATACAAGAACACATTCAAGGGCAGATACCTGTCACCAAATTCCACGTCCAAGTTAGCGGGCGTAAAGTTGTTCGAGGATGGCCGCGCCTACTCGCACCACGCATCAGATCCGTTTGACAGCGCCCACACATTCGACGCCTTCGAGCTGTGGATGCAGTACGAACACATGGGCAACGTCCAGAAGGCAGTAAAAGACGCAGCCCAAATGCTGAACGTCACACAAGATCCCGACCACGAATATGACAAAGAGGCAATCGAACACGGCGCAAAAGTTGCCGCCAGCATATTGTCTAAGCCTAAATCGAATCAGGGGCCAGTGGATGCAGTGGCCGAAGACTTACTGGCCGTCCCCGGTGTCCTGCAAGATGTGGTCAATTACTACACAGTCACAGCCATCAAGCCACAGCCACAGTTCGCAGTTCAGTGCGCCCTAGCATTTGGGTCAGTGGCAATGGGTCGGCGCTGGGTGACAGACCAGCGTAACTTCTCCAGCCTATACTTCCTAAACATAGGCGAGACAGGATCTGGAAAGGAACACACAAAGACAGTTCTGGAGGAGCTGCTAGAGGAGGCTGGCCTAGAGGATCTAATTGGCCCCGCAGGATATACTAGTGGAGCTGGTGTACTATCGACACTAACCAAAAAGCCAACCCACGTCTCTGTAGTCGATGAGCTGGGTCGTCAGCTAAAAGCTGCCGCAGCAAGTGGCATGCAGCATAAGCAAGATAGTATAACCTTAATTATGGAGTGCTTCGGACGCCAAGATGGTACTTTGAGACAAGCTGGCTACGCAACCAACACAATGAAGTCATCTGAGGCAGAGAAGCTGGAGAAGGTTATAAAGAGGCCCAGCCTGACACTGGTCGGCATGTCTACGCCGTCAGAGTTCATGCAGGCCATTGGTGGTGGCGACGTGGCCAGCGGATTGCTTAACCGTTTCATCATCGTCAAATCAGAAATCGGCGTCCAGATGTCTCAGAAAAAACGCAAGTCATCAATCTCTGACAGGCTATCGACTTGGGCAAATGCCCACGCCAGCGCCAAGGTAGGTGACCTAGACGCAGGCAACAGCCACGACATGCCGCCACACCCAATCGAAGTTCCGTTCACCCAAGAGGCTGAGAAGCTCCTGCGTGGCTATGAGGAGCGGCTAGTAGATGCGATTAAAAAGGAAACTGGCACTGGGCTGGAGGCCATGTACAATCGGTCACGCGAGATCGCCATGCGCCTCTCCCTGATCATTGCCAGATCTATGGGCCAAGATGAAATAGGCCCAGACGCAATGCAGTGGTCTATCGATTATGTGAACTACTACGCCAAGCAGACCATCGAAATGTTCCGCAGCAATATGTCGGAGGGGCCGTTCGAGGCAGCTTGCAAGGCGGTCTACGTCAAGATTGAGAGGGCTGGGCTGGGTGGATTAACTGAGCGTGACCTGTCGCGCAGCGTGTCAGCATTTGCAAATATGGATCGCCGCAAACGTGCAGACGTATTGGATGCACTACAGACTGACCGTGGCATTGAGTGCCGCGACCAGAACAAGGGCGTGAGGGGCCGACCAAAGTTTGCCTACTTCGCGCCGCCATTAAACTAAAGGAGAAGGCCAATGGCCAAGTGGAACTTAGACAAGATATCAAATAAAGGAAAACCAATGGCTAAATATACGCGCAGCGAGATCTTAGATACCGCCAAGGAATACGTCACAAAAGATCGGGCGTCTGAGCATGGCGACATGGAGAGCAATCTCACGACCATAGCTGAACTGTGGGGCGTCTACCTAGAGCGTCACGTCGATCCCGCTGACGTTGCCGCCATGATGACACTGCTCAAGATTGCGCGCATTAAATCGAACCCTGCCAACGCAGATAATTGGGTTGATTCGTGCGGATACATGGCATGCGGTGGGGAGCTGTCGGCAAGGAGGCCAGATCCAAAGCCTATACCGCCATACGAGGGCGGCAATACATGAGGGCCGCAACCATTATAGGTGGGGCGTCTAGCACTAACAGCCGCAACGCAGCCGACTTCTATGCCACCCCAAGGGACTGCACAGTCGCACTGCTCAAGAACTTCCAACACTTGTTCGAGGGGAGCAGGATCTGGGAGCCAGCCTGTGGCGACGGGGCAATCTCAAAGGTTCTGGAGGATCACAGGCTCGACGTTATATCCACCGACCTCCACGACAGGGGCTATGGCGAGTGGGGCATGAACTTCCTGACCGCAGAATGCAATTGCGGATCTATCATAACCAACCCGCCCTTCAACTTAGCCGCAGACTTCATCAAACATGCAGCCACAAAGGAAGTCCCCTTCGCAATGTTGCTCAAGTCAACGTACTGGCACGCAGCCAGCCGCTACGACCTGTTCGAGCGAACTAAGCCACTGGCAGTCATAGCCATGACGTGGCGTCCAGCGATGTCCCCAGAGCGTGGCAAGGCAGCTACAATGGATTTTATCTGGACAGTCTGGGATAGGAAGCCATCAATAAAAACAGAATACATATTACAGAGAAAGGAATAGAAATGAGTAAGTCACTACAATTGCCGCAGGTCAGCCTGAAGTCGGCACTTAGCCCAAACCTAAAGATGGCTCTCACCCAGTCAAATAATAATAGGATCAAGAAAAAAGTCTCCCTGCCAAAGACGCCTTGGGAGAAAGACTTCTACGAGAAGCCAAAGAGAAAGTTAAATTTATGGTAAAGCATTTAGTCAGGTGGACACTTTTATTCCTCTACATCTTAATGGGTGTAACTATAGCGGCGCAGTTCTTTTGATAGCCGCAGCCGCGTGTCTATCTCTGGCCCTCTACCATGAGGCCAGAGGTGAACCGCTTCAGGGGCAGTTAATGGCGGCTAGAGTTATTATGAACCGCATGCAGTCACCCCGATGGCCGTCGTCTATGTGCGGTGTCATCACTCAAGACCGACAGTTCTCGTTCTATCGCAAGGACAACACGCCAAAACCTAGAGACGAAGTGGCTTGGGCAAAGGCACAGAAACTTGCCACGGATATAATAAACGATCCCAATATTCTGCCTCCCAGTACCGTTAATCATTATCATACACCAAATGTTCATCCAGTTT